TTTTCCAGAATCTGCTGCAGTTAGTGTTCTATCTGCAACTACATTTTCAATCTTTACTTTAAAATTACTAACACCACTATTTACTTCTAAATATGCACTCTTAGCCATTTTATACTCCTTCCAAGTTAATTAAGTAATGTGATTCAGGAAGACATACTTCAAGACCTGCTTCTGTAAGAATCATATCTTTTCTTAAGTCTTCATCTGCACCTTGTACATTTGTCATAACTTGTGTATCTCTGTTAATACCATTACCAACAAGTGGTCTGTAGTATAGTTTACTCATATCAGCCATCAACATTAAACCAGATGAATGTCCTCTGAATAATGGTTCTTTAACCATAAACATAGAACCGTGGATTGTGTTGATTTCCATTAACTGGTGACCAAACTGTCCTGATAGTTCATCCATATTAATTCGATATTGAGTTGATGCTGTTGAGTTATCAGCAAAGAAACCGTCTCCCATTTTGTTGAAGAAGGAAATCACTGGAAGAGAAGCTAATGCTAATCTTTCATTTGAACCCCCTCTTGCTGGGTCGAACAGAACTTCGAAGTCTGATAATAGACTATCATATGTCAATTCACTTTCTTTATATGTTTTAAAGTAAGCTTTACGTGGTGAATATGATAAGTTCTTAGCAGTACCTGAAGCACTAGCGTTTACTACTGTGCTGTTTTTGATGATATGTCCAACAAGACCTTCAGTGTACTGAATGTCACCAACTCTTGCTTTTTGGTTGAAGAGCATAGCTCTTTCAATGTCGATTTTGTGCTCTCTCATTTTTTGAGCTAACACTCTCTCGAACTCGTTTGATACTCCACGTAGTTGTGTAGCATACGCTGTGTTTGTAATCTCAGCTGCTGTTTTGAAAATCTGGGTGTAACCATAATTATCTTCTAAGCTATCTGAGAATACGTCTGGTGAACCTGTACCTTCTCCATATGCAGTACCAATGATTTGACATCTTTTATCATCTGCAAGTACGTTTGCATTGGTTGCAGTTGAAGAAACAGATATTACTTTACCTGTAAAGGTAGTTTGGTTGTTTGATGAATCCTGAACTGGTGCATCTTCTACTCTACATACGATGTTCGCATATACAGCATCGTCAGCAGTATCGCCCATAGTTCTTACAGCAAATACCATACCTTTAACAAGAAAGTCCACAGCAGCACCATCTGGTGTATCTACAATAAATGATACTGTATCACCAGCTTGTTGTGTTGCACTACCATCGTGATTACCTTTTAAAAGGAACTCTCTACTTGTATAATTAATTTTTGTTCTATCTTCAAGATAACGGAACAATGAATCATCAGTAGGAAGTTTAGCAGTTTGACTCAAGTAGACGAAGAATGGACTTTCTTCAGGTGCTAATTCAGCAATCCTATCAGAAAAGTTATATAGTCTTCTTCTATCTGGAGCAACTCCATAATCGGCAGCTGTAGTAGCAGCAGTCAAGTCTGTTTGTTTTATTTGTCCGCTTATTGCCATTTTATTCTCCTAGTTATTTACGTTTTATTCCTCTACTAATGCTACCAGCATTTGCTGCATTTAGGATTTGGTCCCACATTCCATCTTGTTCAGATTTAGTTGGAACACTTCCACCTTGCAAAACTCCTGCTGTACGGGCTTGATTACTTGTGTCAGGCTTTTGAATAACAGGTTCTTTGTATTCACCTTTATTCATTTTAAAAAGCTTAACCAAATTATCAAGAGGAACATTATCTTTTGGTTGTTGAGCAAAACGCATAAACTCCTGCACTTCGTCTTTATTCATACCAAAATCATTTTCTAGTTTATTCATTGTATTTGAAATAAACTGCTTTTGTTCCTGCCCTCTAATAGCACTATTAACCGCATTATTAATTCTAGCTTCTTCCTCTTTCACACGAAATTCGTATGATGGAGAGCCAGGTTTATTGTACGCATCCCACGGATTGAACTCGTCATCTTTTAACTGTAATGCTTCAGTTTTTTTATCCTCACCATTATTACCGACAATACTATCTCTTAAAGTCTCTACAAGGTCAGGTCTCTGCTCTAGTAAGTTCACTAGCGGTTTGTATTGGTCCATATGCTTTTTTTCTGCTTCAGCTTTGTCATACATAGACTGAAACTTCTTTGCTTCTTTTTCCCAATCCATTGCTTCTTTTCCTTCTAAAGTACCTTCTTGTTGAGACCCAGCTTGAACCGTATCCATAGATTCTACAGCTTGAGTATCGGTTGTTGATGTTTCATTACTCATATTTACTCCTTCGATGTCTAGTTCTCTGTTTGAGCAGAACCACGTTTGACTTCAGCCTCTACGACTTTCAGTTCTCCACGTAATTTCTCGAGTTCTAGCAACACCTTATCGTTTAGTTTGTTTTTACTTATACGCCTATCGGCAGTGGCGTTAGCCTCTATATCACGTAAACGAGTCTTAAATTTCTCAACTTCAGTTCGTTTTCTATCTGATATAGATTCTCTTGTAGCCGTTTGCAGGTCTCCCTGTAAATCTTTAATTGTTTCTGACATACTAGCCATTTGCTGCTCCATTGCTTGTCTTTGATTCATACGAGTTAAAATACCTTCTTTATCAAAGATGTCTGGGTTTTTCTTTAATACTTCTACTTGGTCTACTAGTCCCATCTGGAATGCTTCCATATACACAGCTAACTCTGCATATTTGCTTGTAGGTAATGTAGAGCCTGACTCAATACCTACATCGTGCTGTTCTAAATTGTGTTTATCTTTCTTTAAATCAAACACGACTCTCGTTTTATCAGAGTATATTTGAGCCATTTGTTCTGTAATATCATTATTCGGTTGCACCAAACGCATAAGTTTTGGTACGTCATAATGTGTTTTAGCATAGTTATACATTACTTTACCAAGCCTTTTAATGCTAAATTCTACATCTCTTAGTTTTGATTTAGGTCTTTCACTACCTAAAGCAATAATTCTTTCTGTGCCTCTTGCGGTATCTGGCTGCTCTCCAACCCCTTGCATAATTTCTGGAATACCAAAAATAAAGTTTATATAAAATTCACACTGCTGTATCAATCTATAAAACTCTCCAGTCAAAGGTTGTGGTGCTGGATAATGTGGCTCACCCTGTGATGAATCAACTTCTATAACCGCATTAGGATTTGCCCAATCTTTTTCAAGTTGTGATAGGTTTTCTACACTACCTATTGGAACCATCAACTTCAGTCCAGCTGACGCTTGTGCGTGAGATAGTGCTAATGACCATAGTTTATTTAACAAACGTTGCATTGGTCTTGCTCTGGAGACATCAGAACGAGGATAAGGGGTTTGAGTCCAAACGTTTGCTATAGGCACTATAGGGTAAACATCTGTATTTAAGATTGTTTCATACAACACTACCTCACCTATACTTGCAATTACTTTGATTCTGTTTTGATAAACCTGAACAATATCAACACTACCATTCTCTACTAATTTTTTGTTTTGTTCAAGAAATATTCTAAAGTCTGCTTCGTCTACTATAAACTCTTTACCATTAGCATTATCCAATAATCGATAGTAAGGAACCTTGACTTTTGTAAACCTTTCTAATATTTGAAACTGTTTATAGTTTTGTTCTGTATAACCTTTTACTGTGTCTGGTGTATATGTGTTTAAAGAGTTTTTATTTATACTATCTGGGTAGTCTGAATCATTAGAGTATGTGGAAATTCTATCTATTAGTGGGTCTATCTCCTCTCCTGTTTCAGGGTCTACTGATGAACCTAGCTCAGGATATAAATTTAAAACTTGTGTCTCTGTTAATACTGTAGATAAAATAATATTGTCTGCATCTGAAAAAAATCTATCTCTGGATGAAGCTGGAACATAAACTCTGAAAGGGTCTAGGTAAGAAAACTTAACATCTCCTTTACCAAAGTCAGAGTCATAGTCGATATACGCATATAAGAATCCAAGACCTACAACACAATAGTCGTGTATGGCTTGTTTTACTTGTGCATCTCCTTCTGAGTTCTGCCAAGCAAATCCCATTACTTCTCTCCAAAGATAGGCTAATGATGTATCTGAATCTTCTCTAGACTGTACAGTGAAAGCTGGAGGTCTAGCTGTTAGCATACT